GAAGAGCTTGCTGATGCAAACTCAGAGATTTTGGGAGGCAGCCAATGGATGGCGTAAAGGGGTGGATAAATAATGGCATCTTCTAGATATTCAGGTCGTAAAACTTTTAATAATATCAGCAAACGATACAAAGAGATGTTTAAGAATCGAAACGTAAATCGTATTAAACAGTATTCTACACCAAAAATTGTACATTTAACCCCAAGACAGCGGGCTTCTATAGAAAAAATGCCTTATATATGGAAACAGGGAGATAGATATTTTAAATTAGCACAAAAATATTATGGAGCGGCTGAATTGTGGTGGGTAATTGCATGGTTTAATAAAAAACCTACAGAAGCGCATTTAAAATTGGGCTCTGTTATACACATTCCCATGCCATTAGACCGTATATTAAAATATTATAAAATTTAACATTATGGAATACGTTATTCAAAATCTTGATTTTATATCGCTTATATTTGTCAATTTAATGCCATTAATATTGGGCATAGGGATCCTTGATTACTTACCGGGTGGCGGCGGAGGAACAAGTGACGTAGAGGAGAATTTCGAAGCTGCGGCAGAAATTGCAGCCCAGGAGGCAATAGATAATCCCTCTATTAACGAAGATTCTAAGGAATATAGTTCTGTTATTAGACTAAGGGAACAATGTTATTTATTAAAATATTGGCATGTTTTTAACACATGGTCCCAAGCTCACGATTGGGCAAAATTCCACCCAGTAACCGGCAATCCGGCAACAATAGTAAACATGTTGCGCTCCATTCCTGGTCAAGAAAAATTATTAAATCTCACACCACAGCAACTTTCACTAATGGTGCCAAAAATACAAATTTTTAAAACTCTTTTTAGAAATGAGGATGATCCTATAGGAGAAGATTTTCAATTAAAATTTACAAACAATTGGGAAGATCGACCTATAGAACGAGATGATACTGGAGCCGCCACGGAAGAACGTGGAATGAGCATGGCAGATTATTTATATGAAAGAGGCGGACGGGGCGCAGGCGTAGGGTTAAAAAGTTTTTCTTTTCAACAACTTGGAGGTAACCCCGCGCAGGTAACAACAAATTTAGTTGCAACACTAAAATTACATTTTCAAAATCTTAATGATTTATTTAAACAAGCACAAGTGGTAGTGGATAACGATGGGAATGATCATGAAATTAGATTTATTGATTTGGTATCCCCAGTCTCAAAATATCAAGATGATACAGAAGCACCAGGATGTCCACAAATATATAATAATGATTACTATAGAATTAAAATAATTTTAGGATGGACGGTGCCCCAGGCTGCAGCATTCGATGGAGATCCGAACTATGAAGAATTAAAAATAGCGGCAGAAAAAACACAGACTATTTTATTTCTATCGCTTAGACAACACGAGATAGATTTTAAACAAAATGGTACCGTGGAGTTCACTATACATTACATTGCTTCGATTGAGGCGGCATTTCAATCTGAAAAAACGAATATCTTGTCCAGTCCCAGCATAGATAAAGCGCTTAAAGAAATAGAAGAGGAAAAAGATCAATTAAAAGAAGATAAGCAAGAAGCAGAAGCACGGCTGCGAGAACTAGGGCTTGAAGATGGAGATGATGCCGCACCTGACGCTGAGGACGGAGAGCCCAACACTGCAGAACTGATTCAAGAGCAGATAGAAGCGCTAGACCAACAAGCGAACACGGTTAAATCACAAGCTACTAGAAAAATATTAAATCAACTGCACATTAACAATAGAATTAAATATATCGATATCGACAAAACCGAATTAGGATATTCGATGACCACGGACTCATTATTGAGCGATGGTCAAGGTGCTATGTCAACTTTAATTTATCAGAATGCTGAAGGTGGCGAGGTGGTTACCTCAATGACCGCAGCAGAAGCAGAAGCACAAGGATATACAGAACAAGCACCATCTTGGGTTACTGGCGGCGAGACTTCAGCAGGGCAAACCGAGAATGAGGCTATAGAGGAAGACACCAACCGGAGAATTGAAGAACAGGTCGATGGTCCACCCGCCTCGTCCGCAGATGACTATGACGTATGCCAATCTTGGAATCCTGCCGACTGGTTCGGGAACTGTGACGGTCCATCTCCCGAGCCTAACTCCATGGAGGAAGTAGCCGAGGCAATTCCTGAAGGCAAACACAGAATATATTATATATATTTTGGTGACATATTAGAATCTGTTTTAGAAATTTTAGACCAAGAAGATCCAACCGCTCTTAAGGGAACAGGCATTATGGCAGGACCATTTACGTTTCAAGATATCGCACGGGATGCAAGAGTTGCCATTAATATTGCCGATGTGCCTATTTCATTAAATTTGTATAGAACGTGGTTCTTAAAAAATGCGAGCTTTAAACGTACTGTATATTTATTAAAATATTTTTTAAGCGATATGCTTAAAAGCTTAATTCAACCTGCATTGGGCAAGCAGTGTTGGGATAGAACAGGCGTACCAAGAGCAAATTATAATTTTGCAAATCTATCTGTTGCTTCTACTCCCGAAGGAGCAGATCCAATTAAAGGATACAGACTAGACAATGCAGCTAAACGAATACCAATAGAAGATATAAAAGGGATTGCTGGATTTGAGGATGTTCACAATACGGCTGTTTATAGTTACCTACTGCTACAATCTCAAATTGACACCCCCTGTGAAAGAACTGGCGATATAGATGAAGATCAGGATGATGGCATTTTTCATTTAGGGCTTGGTCAAGATCGCGGACTAGTTAAGCAAATTAAATTTAATAAACTTGATCAGCCAATGGTTCAAGAGGCTCGCATGTCATCAATGGGATCCCATGGATTTTTACGAGAAGTATATGATGCGAATGTTAGCATGGTGGGCAACACTTTATTTGAACCAGGAGCCAAGCTTTATATAAACCCCTCTATAATGGGACTTAGTTCTGTGGATGCACGATTTATAGGATTGGGCGGATATTACGACGTTATAACAATAGATAACAATTTGTCACCTTCTAAGTTTGAAACAAATCTGGTTTGTAGATGGCAATCAGCCGGTGCTGGATGCGAGGAAGACGAGGACTTCGTTTGCCCCAATCCAGAGACTATAGCGGCAGCAGAACCTGAAACACCTATTACCCAAGAACAGGCAGAAGTAGAACAGGAACGAGCAGTATTCGAAGGAGACTATTAATTCTATATATTTTGACCCCAGTTGGAAGTAAATTGAAAATACAGATCAGCCAAATTTTTTCGCTGGTAAATTTTTGAGATTTTCGATTTTATATTTTACAAAGCTAATTATAATATCACATGGCAAAGTATCCTACCTACATAACACCCCTGGGTAAAAATAACCAAAAAGCAAAATTTGCGTTTGATCAGAGAAGTTTATATAAAAATGATTTATTTTTACCGCATCATCAAGATAATTTAATTGATTTTTGGTATGGAAATCAAAATTATGGTAAACTTAATTCTGATAATGAATGTGTATTTTTGCTTGAAAATCGTTTAAAACAAATAAACGCAGACAAAACCATATTTGTGCTTAATTTTGTAGCAGATGCATATCACGATATGATTAAAGAATTGCAACTTAAATTTTTATCATTTGATATACCAACAAAAAATACATTTTTAGCAGCTATAAAGCCAACATCGGGCTGGAGCAGCGTTCACCATCATCATCATATAGCCATGAAAGCCTTATATAAACAACTGGCTAGAACCTTTTTTAATAAACAGGGTCACGGGCAACATGTACTTGATTTTAATTCTTTCATGGATAAATTTATGCAGTATTATGCGCGAACAGGACAAATTGCACCCATGACTAAAACTGGTTTTATAAAGACTAAGAAAGCTTTACCAAACCAGTCGGGATTAATAATAAGCCTAGCTGATGAAGATTGCAGCAATGATATAGTCAAATTTTTTAAATACATTAATGATGGTGCATTTGATACGTATTATAATGTAGCTAAGAAATATGGCTTTTATCTAGATAAAAACGCTCCATGGCGTTTAGTGGCTAATATACACTCCAACAGGATGAAAAAGTATATGAGAAGATACCATTTCCGACCAAAGAATCTATATGAACAGTGTTATATGAAAGCTAGCGATATGGACATTCAAACATTACAAATTTATATAGTACAATTCTACAACAGCTATGCAAAGGAATTTCCCACATCTAGAGTAAAAACCGTAACAAACGATGGCATTAAATATGCGCAAGCAAGAAGAACAGAAATAAATTTAGATCACATACTTGAAAAATATGATTCAGGATACTGGCTCTCGCTATATGCTAAAATGAGAAATATAGAGCAAGGATATATACTAAACGACTCGCAACTTAACGATCTTGTAAAAATCGCAATAGAAATGGAAAAACAATTTGACATTACGGGCGCAACAAGTTATATTAATACTAAGTTTCATGACACTGCCGAATCCGCCGCCGTTGCATCTACACAGACTGCCGCCTCTTCCTTTACCCTTGGCAGAGCAGGGCGTCTCACTCCGCGCCAAAATGGCTAATTGGTATTAAATGCCTTTTCAAATATTAGACAATAAACAAAAATGTATTGGATATTATGCAGACGGTTCTCTTATTTATGATAAGGTGCCGGATGCAAGAAAGCAAACATGGGAATATTCATCACATTTAAAACAACGATGCGATATCGAATATGCAAAATTATTTTGCAATGGAAAAACACTAGACGAAGTTTGTCCTGATAATATTAAAGATAGTTTTGATGACATATCATTATCTTTAAAAGCATATTTTCGCTCTTTTATTGAGGCAAAAATTAGTCTAGATGATAATTGTTTTTTTGAAATGGTCCCGGAAAAATTTCTATTAGAATTTTGCGACATTAAAAATAAAATAACAACTCACGTTTTACAGCATTACAATAAGCCGCAAAATTATGATTTTCTTGTAAATTTGACAAAATGTGTAGCTGACATACAATCACAAAAATTGTATATTGATGCCCATAATCTACAGCCTATCGCACATAAATTGAAAACAAGGAACTTTCTAAGGAAAATAAAACAAACCAAACCGTATTGTGAATATAATATATTTGGAACAAAAACGGGGCGCTTAACAAACAGAAAAGGTAGTTTTCCCATATTGACATTAGATAAGGAATTTAGGAACATCCTATCGCCAAAAAATGATTGGTTCATAGAATTAGATTACAATGCTGCAGAACTAAGAACAATGCTGTCTCTTCTAGACAAAGAACAGCCTAATGTGGATATCCATGAGTGGAATGCTGCAAATGTTTATAGAGGCTTGGTATCAAGAGAAGAAGCAAAGAAAAGAATATTTGCTTGGCTATATAATCCCAATTCTAATGATCGTCTATCAGAAAGAGTATATAATAGGGATTCTATACTAAGTACTTATTGGGACGGTTATAATGTACGAACAAGATTCAACAGGAGCATCCCTAGCGATCATCATCATGCTCTCTCTTATATTATTCAAAGTAGCTGTGTGGACAACGTGCTTAGACAAATTATCAAAATCCACACTAAACTCAACAGATATGATACACGAATTGCATTCACCTTACATGACTCCATCATTCTCGACATGCCCGACTCAGAACGATCCATATTGCCAGAAATAATTGATCTATTTTCTGATACTGAAATGGGCAAATTTTGCGTTAATGTTAAGGCAGGCAAAAAATTTGGTGAACTTAAAAGGTTAAAATTATAACATGGACACAATTATAGGCTTAGGACAAGCGGGCTGCAATATTGCCGAAAAATTTAGCAATTACCCACAATATACCATCTATAAAATAGATACAGATCTGGAAGAAGACCATAGAGAAAACGTATATACTTATTCAATATCGTCAGAAAACCATCCAGAAGAATATGAACAAAATTGTCCCGATTTTGATGATTTTTTTGTAAATGCTAGCGATAATATTTTATTTATCTGCTGTGGTGCAGGATACATATCTGCCATGGCGTTAAGAATTTTAACATTCTTAAAAAACAAAAAAATCAATATTTTGTATATTAAGCCCGATATAGAGTTGTTGGGAATAGTTGAACGACAACATGAAAAAGTGGTATATAATGTTTTACAGGAATATGCAAGAAGCGGTGTTTTTAAAAATGTATATTTGGTCAATAATCTACTTGTACAGAAATTATTAGGAGATTTAACAATAATTGAGTATTATGATAAGATCAATGCTTTTATTGCCAACACGATGCACATGCTTAATGTTTATATGCACAATAAGCCTGTTTATGATTCATATTCTGAATCATATGATACTACTAGGATTTCTACAATTGGCATATTAGACATTGAGTCTAATGAAGAAAAATATTTATTTTCACTTGCCAAGACCAAAGAAAAATGTTATATTTATGCTATCAATAAACAACAAGTTGAGACAGATGGGACACTGTTTAGCAATTGCATAGAAAATGTTAAACAAAGGTCAGAAAACGGAACAATAAAGACAAGCTTGGGAATTTATTCTACGCAGTACGAACAAAATTATGCATATATAATTGCATTATCCCAAGACATTCAGGAGTAAAAATGTTGAAAAAAATACTACAAAGAATCCGTGCCTTTTTCGCAAGATATATGACTATATTTAAATATTTAATTTTGGTTGTAGCACTTAGTGTGGCACTATTTACTGTAGCAAGTAGTAGTTATGAAAAAGGTGTTGATCAAGGAAAAGCACTCGGGCATTGTAGACTAATGTGTATGATGGTGGGTTATTATGATTATGAAGTAGATCAAGAACTTGATTGTTGGTGTTATGATGATACCTCATATTTTCTTATGCCTTTCTAAAAAAAATGAAAAAAAATGAAAAAAAAGCTTGACAACGCTTATAACATAGGCTATATTAAAGATAGCGAAGTAAGAAATTTATTACTTTGACTCTAGGCAAGCCAGCCACAATAAGGAGAAAAAAATGGCAATTGATATGAATAAAATGAGGCAGCGTAAAGCTGCTTTGGAAAGCCGTGGAAGCGGTGGTAATGGGTCGCAGTTTTGGCGTCCACAAGATGGGGAGCAAACAATCCGTATTGTTCCCAACAATGATGGAGATCCTTTCAAGGATTTCTGGTTTCATTATAATGTAGGAGACAACGCAGGTTTCCTAAGTCCCAAGAAGAATTTCGGAGAAGATGATCCGCTTGATGACTTTGTTCGTAAGCTTTTTAAGGAAGGCACCGAAGAGAGCATTAAGATGGCGAAAAGCCTTATGGCACGCCAACGGTTTTTTGCTCCGGTAATTGTTCGCGGAGAAGAACATAAGGGAGTCCGTATTTGGGGATTTGGCAAGATGGTTTACGAACAGTTGATTAATCTTGTGCTTAACCCGGAATATGGCGATATTACTGAACCAGACACAGGAACCGATCTTGTGCTGCACTATGGCAAGCCCCAAGGCGCGTCATTCCCGCAAACAAAGTTGACTCCTCGTCGTCGTCCCTCGCCGTTATGTGACGATGCCGTAGGTGGTCCTGATCGATGCGCAGAACTGTTGGAAAACATTCCTGACATTGATACGATGTTTGAGCGTAAAACACCTGATGAGGTGGGTACTATGCTTGATGCATATCTTCTTGACGAAGAAGGCACCGAGAATGAGTCTAGTGAAACGGTTAAATACAGTGCTACTACTGATGAACCGACTAGTGTAGATGCCGCCTTTAATGAACTAATGGGCGCTTAATAGTAGTATGCCAAGATCCCGCAGGGAGGCACGGGGACGGAAACAAACAAAAGTTTCTAATAGGTGCCTCACATTTTTAACATCGAGGATATAATGAGAATGGCAAAGAACACTTCAAAGCCTGGAAAATTGAGCATAGCAGACATGCGCTCACTTATTAATAAAAGGGCTGGGCAAGAAGTAGCACACAATTTAAAAGAAGATAACCCCACAGAAGTAATAGACTGGATTCCCACTGGCTCCAGATGGCTTGATTCGATTGTGTGTCGTGGCAAGCTTGCTGGTATTCCGCTAGGAAAAACAGTAGAAATTGCAGGCTTAGAGGCGACAGGTAAAAGTTATATGGCGGCACAAATAGCTGCCAATGCTCAAAAAATGGGAATTGATGTAATTTATTTTGATAGCGAATCTGCAATTGATCCTTCATTTTTGGAAAGAGCAGGATGCGAACTAGACGATTTATTGTATATTCAAGCTACATCTGTTGAGTTTGTTTTGGAGACTGTAGAAGAATTATTGGGCAGTAATGATAATCGCATGCTGTTCATTTGGGATTCTTTAGCGCTGACACCGGCAATATCGGATATAGAGGGCGATTTTAACCCACTATCATCTATGGCTGTGAAAGCACGAATCTTAGCTAAAGGCATGTCCAAATTAACAGTTCCAATTGCAAACTCGCAATCAACTTTCTTAGTTTTGAACCAGCTTAAGACTAATATTACTCGCTCTCCTTCGGAAGCGATGACCACGCCCTATATGACACCGGGCGGCAAAGCAATGATATATGCGTATTCATTGCGTATTTGGCTAACAGGGAGAAAAGCAAAGGCTAGTTTTGTTCTTGATGATAAGGGCTTTCGAATTGGGTCCGAAGTTAAGGTTAAATTAGAAAAATCACGCTTTGGGACACAAGGAAGACAATGTAATTTTAGAATCTTATGGGGATCTGAAATTGGCGTGCAAGACGAAGAATCATGGTTCGACGCTATTGGATCATCCGACAGACTGTTGCGTACTGGAGCATGGTACACACTTCTAGACAAACAGGGCGAACCAATTGGAAGTAAATTCCAGGCAAGCAAATGGGCTGAAAAGCTATCAGATGAAGAATTTCGTGCAAACGTTTTAGACATCATGGACGAAGAAGTAATTATGAAATTTGATAAACGCGAAGGAGATGCAGAAGAATTTTATGGAGAAGAAGGAATATAATGTCTACTGAAAAAAAGAATAAAGTTTGGAAACGTTCAGGCATCTTTGATACATACGAAGAAGCCGCAGAAAGAAAAGAGTCGCTTATTTCTGGTGACAAATCGGCGGATCTGGCGACAAATCGTGCGGATCTTCTTGTGAAGATTAAAAGATATGGCAAAGGGTACAATAAATTTCAAGTCAAGTATTGGCATCCAGATTTTGTAACTCTTGCTAAAAAGAAAAAGCGAAATAAATAATATTATAATGAATATTACTAGTTATAATACGTCTAATTTAGAAAGGAGATAAGATGAGATCTACAATCATGATTTTTGCTGCACTCTTGCTGTCGGCAAATACTGGATGTGTTGCATCAGCGCATGCACACCCCGTGCGACCAGCAGTAACGGCTCCACCACCGCCTGCACATGTAAATGTGCGTGCTTGGGTATGGCTCGATGGTCATTGGGGTCCGCATGGCTGGGTACGTGCACATTGGGTGCTTAGAGTGGTACCAACCACTCACTTTGGGCATCATCCCAATACTCACGTAAGATACGTAGCTGGTCGCCCACCCCCGCGCCAACACCCCCGTGCGCATCAACACCGCCAGCATCGCCATCGGCACACCCGCTAATTGTCAAGTAAGTGTAAATTGTATTTAAATACTTGACAGGAGCCTCCAACTATAGTAAAATATAGTTGGAGGCTTTGCTATCTATGAAACACGAAAAGATTAAAAATTCTAAACGAACACAAAGGTTCATATCGTTGGCTAAAAATATAGCCACGTCATCCGACTCTAAAGACTATAGACACGGCGCAGTGCTTGTAAAAGGATCCAATATCATTAATAGCGCAACCAATAAGAACAGTCATGCTAGGTTTGGAAAACGATTTAGAAAGAGAGATTGTGGGCACACTACACACCATGCCGAACTTGGTTGCGTGCTTGGCATTGACAGATCTGTGACCAAAGGCTCTGTCATATATGTATCTAGAATTGGCAAAAGAGGCGAACTAAGAATGTCGAAGCCGTGTGAAATGTGCGAAGCTATTTTGAAGCATGTCGGCGTTAAAAAAGTAATTTATTCTATCAATGAAGAAGAAGTCGGATATTATAACCTATGAGTAAGAAAAGAATTAAATTTCGCGTTGGTGATTTGCTCGTTAAATACGATAATGGTATTCCAGAGCAAGCAATATTGCATAAAAAACACTCTCCTTATTTTAACGAAGAAAAAGAAAGAAAGATTCCGGCTATGTGGGAACTATTGGGCTGGGGATTCCAGTACCATAAGATACTTGAAAGCTTTTTGAAGACACAGATCGAAAAAGAACTAATCGACTACTATCCAGCAAAAAAATGAAACGATTGTTAATTATTGATGCTCTAAATATGTATTTTAGAGCCTATATTGTGGACCCTAGTTTGTCTACCAATGGGCAACCAATTGGTGGCGTTAAGGGATTTATAAAAATCATGCAAAAGCTTGTGCGAGACACAAAGCCAGATGAAATTGTTATTTGTTGGGATGGAGAGGGCGGAAGCCAACGAAGAAAATCACATAATAAAAATTACAAAGAAGGAAGAAAACCAATTCGCCTCAATAGAGATATAAGAAATTTATCTGAAAACGAAGAATTGGAAAACAAAATTTGGCAACAGACCAGATTAATAGAATATTTAAATCAACTACCCATTATTCAGCTTATGTTACCTTCTGTTGAGGCAGACGATATCATTAGCCTTGTAGCGCAAATGCCCGAGTATAAGGGGTGGCAAAAAGTTATTGTATCTTCCGATAAAGACTTCTTTCAGCTTTGCGATGGCGAAACTGTAATTTTGCGACCAATTCAAAAACAAATTGTAAATAAACACTCTATAACTAAAGACTATGGAATCCATCCAGTAAATTTTGCACTAGCCAGAGCAATTACGGGCGATATATCCGATAACCTTAAAGGCGTCCAAGGCGTCGGGCTTCCAACTATTGCTAAAAGATTGCCATTTTTGTCGGAGGAAAAAAGTTATACTATTTCCGAAGTTATCGGCTACTGTCAAAAAATTGACTCTAATCTTAAGGCTTATAAAACAATTGGCGAAAATACAGACTTAATAGAACAAAATTATAAACTAATGCAACTCTATGCACCATTTATCAGCGTTCAAGGGAAAAGCCAAATTAGATATGCAGTCAACAATTTCGCTCCCGAGCTAATCAAAACCACCTTTCTCTCAATGATGATTCAGGACGGATTCGGAGTGGTGGATTTTTCAGATCTTTTGGCAACAATGAAAAGAATTGTTGCAGATTCTAAACAGAAAAACTAATTATAACATGAAAACAGTATTTGACAATTGGCGCTTAACATTTAGCGGCATAGAAGAAAGTAAATTTATAGAATCAGATTTATTGGTAAATAATTGGAAAAACTATTTGCTGGAAGAAGTGGCACCTCTGGATATTGATCTTTCTAGTTTTGAATTGCAAGACGATTTTAATAGAAAAGTTTGGACCGAAGAGGATGATAAAATAAATCCCGATGCAAGAGACAACATGCTACAAATTGCTCAAGATTTTTGGGATTCTCTAGAGCTTGAAGAGGTTGAAATATTAGATATTACACTGACCGGCTCATTATCCAATTATAATTGGTCACAATATTCGGATGCAGATCTGCACATTATTATTGATTTAGCCGATATTAACGTAGATGTGGGTTTAGTTAGAGAATTTCTAAATGCTAAAAAATCCATATGGAACAGAGTTCATGACATCTACATTAAAGGATTTGAGGTTGAAATTTATGTTCAAGGACATGATGACCCGCATGAATCATCTGGTGTATATTCTATTTTAAATGATGAATGGGTTAAAAAACCAATCAGAGAAGAATATACTCTAGATAGAGACAATATACAGCTTAAAGCAGCGTCTTTGATAGATCAAATTGATCGAGTTGACGGCTTAATAGAAAAGGGCGAATATAAAGAAGCGCACGATTATGCTGACAAGATAAAAAATAAAATTAGAAAAATGAGACAATCGGGGCTCGACGAGAAGGGAATATACTCTGTTGAAAATCTAGCCTTTAAGGTTTTACGAAGAACAGAATATTTAGAAAAATTATCTGATTTAAAATCAGAAGCATATGATTTAATGATGTCCATAAAGCAGTAATAGCTTGACAGGAACATCATATCAGAATATATTATTTACAGAGCGGAGCATATATTGAGTACCAATGAAGTAGTCGATTTTAGTCGTTACGGCAAGGTTTTTCAAGAAAGCCTTGCGGCTTTAATTTTAAATGATCGTGCTTTTTGCGATCAAATGCAAGAAGTTCTTAAAACAGAATATTTTGAATTAAAATATTTACAAGTTTTTATAGAAAAGATCTTTCAATATAAAGAAAAGTATAAAGTACATCCATCGTCAAAAATAATGACTTCTATCTTTAGAACTGAACTTGAAGATGAGAATGAAGCTGTGAAAAATCAAACACGGCATTTCTTTGCCCGTATATATAATACAGAAGTTACTGATTCTGATTATATAAAGCAAACAGCATTAGATTTTTGTCGTAAGCAAGTTCTCAAAGAAGCTATGATAAAAAGCGTGAGACTGTTAAAAACATCATCATTCGATGAGATATCAAAAGTTGTAAATGATGCGCTGCGCCAAGGAGAAAGCTCTGATTATGGATATGATTATATAAAAGATTTTGAAAAGCGCTTTGAAATTAAGACAAGACGACCAATTACAACTGGATGGCAAGAAATTGATGATTTGTGTCAAGATGGCATTGGTCGTGGTGAATTAGGCGTTGTCATTGCCCCTACAGGTGCAGGCAAATCCATGGCTTTGGTACATCTTGGCTCGCAAGCTTTAAAGCTGGGCAACACAGTTATTCATTATACATTGGAGCTTCAAGACACAAGTATTGGCGCACGATATGATAGTTGCATGACGGGAGTTCCGTTAACGGATTTATTTTCTTTTAAAGAAATGATATATGAAAACGTCCAAAATATTGAGGGCTCATTAATAATTAAAGAATATCCCACTAAGTCCGCGAGTACAAAAAGTCTTAGGGTGCATTTAGACAGGCTGAAACAACGCGACATTGCTCCTGATATGATTATTGTGGATTACGCAGACTTACTTCGCCCTGTTGTGATGACAAGAGAAAAGCGGCACGATTTAGAAAGCATATATGAGGATTTAAGAGCAATTGCGCAAGAATATCAATGTCCTGTATGGACCGCTAGTCAGACCAATAGAAGTGGGCTCAATGCCGAGGTTATTACAATGGAGTCTATTTCCGAGGCGTATAGTAAATGTTTTGTTGCTGATTTTATTTTTTCGATGTCGAGAACAATTGAAGATAAAAGCAGCAATACTGGCAGAATTTTTGTAGCCAAGAATAGGTTCGGACCAGACGGGCTTGTTTATCCTGCATATATGGATTTAAGCAAAGTGATGATTAAAGTTTTGTCCCCGAATGCAGAAAGCATGGAAACAGTGCTTGCAAACTCTGCAAAACAACAAGAGCAACATCTTAAAGAAAAATATAAAAATTATAGGAAAAGCAAGGAGAGCGGCAATGCATAAAGAAGAAATATTTGAAAAGACATTAGAGTATTTTAATGGGGATGAGCTAGCTGCAAATGTTTGGATCACTAAATATGCATTGAAAAACAAGGAATCAGGTTATGATGAAGCAACACCGCAAGACATGCATGAAAGATTGGCAAAAGAATTTGCGAGAATTGAAAAACAGTTTGGCAGCGATAGAGCCTTATCGTATGAAGAGATACTAGCTTTATTTGAAAATTTTAAATATGTTGTGCCTCAAGGCTCTCCCATGATGGGCATTGGAAATAATTATGTCAATGTATCATTATCTAATTGTGTAGTTGTTGACTCTCCTAAAGATAATATCTCTTCTATTGTCGATTCTGGCAAATATCTAGCCAATCTGTTTAAGAGAAGGTGTGGCGTAGGAGTTGATATTAGCAATTTGCGCCCCGAAGGAACAACCGTTAATAATTCTGCAGGAACCACAACTGGTGCATGGTCATTTGCTGATTTTTATTCTTATATCTGTAGAATGATAGGGCAAAATGGTCGTCGTGGTGCTCTTATGATTAGTATGGACGTGCGCCACCCCGATATTGAAAAATTTATAACTATGAAGCACGATTTAACAAAAGTGACCGGAGCCAATGTTTCAATTAAAATATCTGATGATTTTATGGAAGCGGTAGAGGCAAATGAAGACTTTACACTTCGATATCCCGTTGATTCTAGCGAACCTAAATATAGCCGCACAATCAAAGCCTCCGAGCTTTGGCAAACGATTATAGCATCCGCGACGAAAACAGCGGAACCAGGACTTTTAATGTGGGGGAATGTTCAAAAATATCTCCCTGCGGAATCATATGCCGATGATGGGTTTAAGACTTTAACAACAAATCCTTGCGGAGAAATTCCCTTGTCTGCTTATGATAGTTGCAGATTGATATCTATTAACTTAAAAAACTTTGTTAAAAACAAATTTGAAGACGACGCCCGTTTTGACTTTAAACATTTTAAAAAAGTCGTTACAAGCGCGATGAGATTGTCAGATGATTTAGTAGAACTTGAAATCGAAAAATTACAAAACATAATCAACGTGTGTGATACACCAGACGAAAAAGAGCTGTGGACAAATTTATTAAACGCTTGTATAAATGGCAGAAGAACAGGGCTAGGCACCCACGGACTGGCTGATGCAATTGCGTGTTTACGTCTATCATATGATAGTGATGATGCTTTAAAGATTATTGAGCGTATATATAAAACTTTAAAAATTTCTGCTTATACAGAAAGTGCGAGACTCTCCGACGAACGAGGGAGCTTCCCAGTGTTTAATTGGGACAAGGAAAGAAAAAACAACTTTATACAAAATCTACCAAAAGAATTGCAACTTCTAATTGCACAGTGTGGTAGAAGAAATATATCGATATTGACCAATGCCCCTACTGGTTCTGTATCCATTATGTCACAAACATCATCAGGATTAGAGCCTGTATTTAGAAACAGATACACTAGACGCAGAAAATTATCGCACAATGAGGATGATATTAAGCCTGATTTTGTAGACGACTTGGGAGACAAATGGCTTGAATATGAAGTTTTTCACCATAACGTACAAGAATTTTTTGATTTGTATGGGAGTGATGTGGTACCATCATTTTTTATTGAATCAGATCAGATTGATTGGCAAAGAAGAGTTGATGTGCAGTCTGTTATTCAAAAACATATTGATCATTCTATTAGCTCTACTATAAATCTTCCAAAGGACATTTCCACAGATATTGTTGGGGATTTATATTTTCAAGGATGGAAAGCGGGACTTAAAGGGATAACAGTTTATGTTGAAGGTTCGCGTTCTGGTGTTCTAATATCCGAGCTTGAAACCGATGCTAGATTCCCGCACCACACTGCTACAAAAAGACCAACAGAGTTACCTTGTACCATACACCACGCCACTATCGAAGGTGAAAAATGGGTAGTATTGGTTGGTATTTTTGACAATAAACCATATGAAGTTATGGGCGGATTATCAACATATGTTGAAATTCCTACAAAATACAAGGAAGGAACGTTAATTAAACATCCTCGCAAGACCATGAATTCTAAATACGATTTAAAATTTGGAGAGAATGGTGATGAAATTATAATTAAAGATATTGTAAAAGTATTCGACAATCCAAATCACTCTGCATTTACTCGCTTAATTTCATTGGGCTTGAGACATGGCGCAAATATACAATATGTTGTAGAACAGCTATACAAAGATAGAGATAGCGATATGTTTAGTTTTGCAAAATGTATTGCCAGAGTACTTAAAAGCCATATTACAGATGGCTCCAAGGCAAATGGTATTATCTGCGATTCTTGTCAATCTAATTCTTTAATATATATTGAAGGGTGCATCACCTGTAATAATTGTGGTTGGTCAAAATGCGGATAAGGAGGATAAAATGATTGTTCCATGTAATAGGTACGTTTTAATACAACCTATAGTAAACCAAATTGAAGAGAATTCCAATATTCTTTTACCAGAAGATTATGAGCCAGAGGAGTCTGCCTACGTGAGAGCAGAAGTGCTTGATTGGGCGAATGACTGTAAAATAGAACTAGAGGAGAACTGCATAGCAGTAGTCACAAGACACATGATAGAAGAGGTAAATATTGATGATACAACACATTATCTTGTTCTCGAAAATCATATTATTGCTATGATTCCACAAAACAACTTATGATATATTGGCGAAAAATATTAATTTTACTCACACTACTTGCAGCGGTTTATTCCGCGCAAGCGGTGGCAGCTAAACCATTAGCAACTAATTTCACACTACGTGATATTAATGGTCGATCCTACGTCTTGTCAGAACACCGTGGTGAAATTATAATATTAAACTTTTGGGCAACATGGTGTGGACCGTGTGCCTTGGAGCTACCACATTTAAATACAATTGCAAAAAAATATGCAGAGAACAATGTTAGTGTTGTTGTTGTAAGCATCGACGCAGCTAGAAATGCTTCACGGGCAAAGTCATATATACGAGCTAGAAATTATGTATTTACCGCGCTGCACGACACTGATACCACAGTTGTATCACAATACCATCCATCAAAAACTATTCCTTTTACTGTTATAATCGATCAAAAGGG